ACTAACTGAAAGTTGGTACTATAATAATTCTGTACCGATTCATGAGAAAGGGCGACTAAAAAAAATTTTCTAGTCCCTTTAACATTACCGAATTCTTTTTTTGACACTTTATACACTTATATTTTACAATATGTGATAAAGTAGGTGTGTTGTTTAAGAACTCACCCATCTTCTCTACTTGTTGTAAAGAAAGACTGTTTAAGAATTCGTCCATCTCACGATCTGCATAATCTATGGTGTCATACGTATCTTCAGCATCATAAATTGTATCAATGCTACTTTTTAGTATGTTTATGAAGGCATCACTCTCGTCTGCATCTGCATACTTTTGCAAGTCGGCAGTAGGAAACTTCATGATGACTCCTAATTCTTCTGATAATTCTACTTTCTTATCAGGAATATTTGATGTGTCTATTTGCACATCGTTTAAATCCAATTCAATTGGATTAGAAGATTCACATTCATCTACTTGACATATTAGATTTAACTTTGTTGTTTCACCAATAGACTTTATTCGTATTTGTAAAAACAAATACTCTAAATCTGCCATTGGAAGTTTTCCTGCATCTGATATTTCACCGAATGTTACTTCTTTTATTAGTGTTTGTACAGCATTGAATATTAGTCCTTGCTCTTCACTTTCTTGCATCAGTAAAAGAGTCTTTTGCTCTCCTACTAAAAATGGTCTAAATTTTACTTTTAGACCAGAAAGAGGTAACTCACAAAAATACTCAGGTACTTTTTGTACTGGTAATCCCATAATTTATATTATCCTCCACTTCTGCTTAATGTACTACTAAGTTTATTTAGTCTGTCCTGAAACTTTGATAAAGTTTTACTTTTATTACCAAAGATACCAAGAAATTCGTTTGTTGCCCCAAGTGCTCTTCCAAGTCGATTGAGTCCAGAACTGTTTGATGGATTCTTGTAAAAAGATTCCCATGTTCTAAATGCAAATGTACATTCGAATCTTAATATCTCATCTCCTCTTTCTGAACTTAACTGCATAGGTAAAAATGCAACTGGGTATGCTTCATGTAATTTGTATGTAAGAGACTTCTTATCACTTTGAGTCATTTGAGATATGTGAATTTCTCCAACGTAATCGTAATAGTAGTTGAATTGTGGTAAAATACTTGAACCACCTTCACCACCAAAAACTACACCTTGCCATGCTTCTATCAAGAATCTATCTGCAAATGTAGAATCACAAACAAAAGTAAATGTTACCTCTTGTCCGTCGTGGTCTAAATTATAAGGCATCTTTCTAGATGGTCCATATTCAGATGCTTCTTCAGTTGTTAATTGTCTTCCTGGTAACTGTGCTTCAATACATCTTAGACCCTCAAAGTTGATACCAAGTTTTGGACAATACATATCAACTATAAATCTATTTACCCTAGCACCTTGGTCCATGTTGTACTTAATTTTGTCTATATGTAATCTACTCATTTGCTTTTCTCTAATGTTTCCCTATAAACTTCTCTTACATTCTTTTTCATAAATTGTGCAGTGGGTAAAAAAGATGCAATGTCCCAATATCGTGGTTCGACCTCTAAAGCATTACCATGTATCTGAGAATAGATATACCACTTCAGTGCTGGTCTTGCCCATCTTAACTTTGCTACACCACTTACAAGTGGATATGTAACTCTAAATTTTGTTCCCTCGTCATAGTTATCATTGTTAGTATATCTGTATAAAGCATCTAACAATATAAGTCTATATCTAGGTTGTATGTAATGTAGATTTATACCTAACATTCTGTCGGGTCTCATTGCTACTATTATAGTCAATGGAAATCTATCATAATATGGTAATTTTGCTTCTGTTTTTGGATCGTAGAAAAAATTATACATTCTGCCTTCTAGATATCTACGTGTTCTGTCCAACTTAGACTGCTTATAATACTTATCAGTATTAAGTTTAAGTTTACGCATTCTACCAACGTACCATTTCATACTTTCGATACTACGTCTTTGAAGATCATCTGGGTGTTCTTTTGCTAATTTTTCTAACAAACCGATTGTACGTTGAGATTCTACTTTTCTATCAGCAAAGGAATATGCAGTATCGGTATATGATCTTTGAATTGCCATAATACTATTTATGTATTATAGTACGGTTATTATAACTTTTTCGTTTTCAAATGTTAAATTATCTGGATTGATTTGAACTAAGAGATCAAGATCGTCTCTTGTAAATGTCTGTTCGTCTTTGACATAGATTTCAACACCATGGTCATCGCCATCAAAGTGTACATATTCTGATAACTCTTCATCATGATAGTTAAGTAGTTTAGGTTTAGTATTGTTAAAGAACTCTCGCATCTTATCGCCATACTTCTCAAACAGATTTACGCCTTGTGCTACATGGCATTCTAACATGAATAACTCGTCTGGGTCACCAATGAACTTACGCACTCTAGAAAACCAAACTCTATTAATCTCATCACGATTCTCATTATCGTATTCAAAGTAACTCAACCATTCATCGAAACTAAGTTCTTGCACAGCATCACATATATTCATAGGATCCCAAATCATAAACTCAGTGTCCCATGCTTCAATATGAGATAATGCTCTCACTCTATTACCACCTGGGTGAAAATGCAACATAGGTCTTTCTGCTTGAACTCTTAATACTGCATTTGGTGGTGACCATAGTCCAATCTTTTTAATGTCCCATGCTAAGAACCACATCTTGTATACTAATACTTCTTCGATCTCAGTGTATTCTTTACTGAATATTTTATAGATAGGACTAGAAACGTTTTTTACAAAGTCTTTAGATACCCATTCGTTATCGATAGCATCTTGATATGTTATAATCTTTGGTTTACAAGTTGTCTCTTCCCAGAGTTCTTTTACTTCATCTAATATTCCATCTTCATCGATGAAACCAAGAGTCATGTATTCTTTATTACCTGATCGCCCGTATTGAAATTCTCTTTTGCTCAACTTCTTCCTTTTCTCCTGGATATAAATCTAAAAAATATCTTAGGTCTTCATACTCTAAGACTTTGTTTGTTTCTATTACTACGCCATCTCTCCACTTTTCTGCATTGTCTCTTCGAAAAAGGTGTTCCAGATCTGGATCACATTCACCTATTAATATAGGTTTTTTATGCTTGTACATATTTAGTTTGATTTCTTTGACTGTATTATACATGTCATCTCTATCTTCATTGACATGCATCTCTATACATTCACCTTGCATGTTTGCGGCAAATATTCCACGATCTAATCCAGAAAACATACCATACCATTGATCAAAACTCATATGTTCTTTTTCAATGTACTCATATGGATCCCAAACAATTACAGGACTATCGAATGCTCTAACGTGTCTTAATGCATGAACTCTTGACATACCTGGGTGTACGAATATTTTATTACCAGATTGTTTGTGTAGTTTCTCTGTTGGTAACTTTTTGAATCTTGCTTGTATAGGACTGTATAAACCTTTAGTACGATATTGGTTGATTAACCATTGTACTTTAATTTTATGAAATATCCAATTGTGTGATTGTATTTCTAAATGACCTTTTTTATCTTCAGTTAATTCTACGTCCATATTATCAAAGAAGTTATAGACATATTTGTTTAATTGAAAATCACTATATCCAGATTCACGATTACCAAAGTAACCTAAATCTGTAAGTTCACCATATGTGCATAGTTTAGGATATACATTATTTGTATTAAGAACGTAGTCCCAACAATCTTGAAGATTTTGCCAGGCGTCTTCATGTCCTTTGTGTTGAAAAAAGAAATGACAGTTGCGATTAAAATCAGTTGTACTCATTTAAGAACTTCTCAACTCTTTGTAAGTCTTCAGGTGTATCAACTGATAGTCCATGATCATCAACTTCTACCATTCGAACTGCATAACCATTCTCAATGTATCTTAACATCTCCACTGATTCTGCTTTTTCATTCTCACCTACAATTAATGTAGAAAACAATTCTAGCATTGATCTATTGAAAACATATAAACCAAGTTGTTGTTTGAATCTAACTTCTTCTTTTTGTAGATATGGTATAGGCAATCTTGAATAATATACTGCATTGTGATTCAGATCATTAACAACTTTAACAACATTACGATCATGAAGTTTGTAATCGTCTTGTACTTCAACGTAAGCATTAGATATGCCTACATTACGATCATGACTTCTGATAAGTTTGTCTATTGCATCTGGGTTTATCAAAGGTTCGTCTCCTTGTATGTTTACAAAGAGATCGCCATCACAAAGTGGTAATGCTGATGCACACCGATCTGTACCTGTCTTACATTCGTCTTCTATAACAATACATCTCATCTCATTTGTGGCGCAGTAATGTCTGATACGATTGTCATCTGTAAGTATAACAACTGTATCTAATTCTTTACACATCTTTACACGATCATATACTCGTCTAAGCATAGGAGTGCCGTTAATAAGTTCTAGGGGTTTACCTGGAAATCTAGATGATTCCCATCTAGCAGGTATCATTCCAACTGTTAGTTTAGTTGATCTATCTGGTTGACTGAGAGTTCGCATTCTACATTACCATATCCATAAGTTGCGTGTATAAAACTTGTACCTGCTCTTCGTGATGCATCGTAATCAACTTGCATATCTCCTACGTAGACTGCATCTTTTGGGTCAACGTTTAACATCGCAAGACAAAATAATATCTGATCAGGTGCAGGTTTGCCTCTGAGACCAGATTTAGGACTTACAACATAATCAAACTCTACATCTAGTTTGTCTAGAATCACTTTTGTTCTTTCAGCAGTCTTAGATGTTACTACTGCTATTTTGTAACCTTGCTTTAATTTCTTTAATGTATTTTCTACTTCTGGATAAAATACTAAGAACTCGTCCATTAAATCTAACGATGCTTTGTCATATGTGCTTTTAACTTGACTAGCATTCTCTACATTTAATTCTTTCATAATATCTTTAAATGGTTTGCCAATGTGTTTAAAGTATTCTGAAAATGGTTGGTCTAAATTGTGTTCTAGTTGACAGATCGTCCATGCGTGATTCATCATTTTTTCTGAATCTATTAATACGCCATCGAGATCAAAGATATATGCTTTCATTATTTACGTGGTAAGATTTCCTTTTCTGTTAATATTCTAAATTTTAGTTTTCTATCTTCGCAGTAATCTCTCGCCGCTGAAAATTTTGCTTGATTAATTATATATGTTGATACTTCTGAAAAGAATCTTTTAGACTTTCTCTTAGGTTCTTTTGGTGGAAATAATTGTTTGTGAGGTTTAACTTCTATTATCTCACGAATGATTTGACCACTCTTATTGATATACTTGATGTAGAAGTCTGGGAAATATCTATGAGTACGTTTATCTACTGGTGATTTATAAGGAATTTGCAGTTCTTCACTGCCCCATTCTAAAACATTCTCATTATTATCACACCAAACCATGAATCTACGTTCTAAAAGACTACGATAAATGATCCTGGTAGGGTCACCTTTGTACTTTTTGTAATTCTTCGGTTTAAACTTGCCGCTGTATGACATAAATAACTAATAATAACTAACAGTATATCAGTGGTAACACTAAAAGTCAATCCACTTTTGAGAGTATTTATAGATGGCATACATAGACAAACTTCTAAACAAATTTAACAAGATACAAAATAAAATAGATTCTTTGAAAGGAATATCTAGTAAATTACAAAGTATTAACTACAATACGGCAATCGATGCTTTAGGAGAACAAAAGACTGAAGCATTAGAACGAATCAAAGAAAGACGAAACAATTTACAAAATCAATTAGAGGGTGCTAAGAGAGAAAAGAATGGATTAGCAAAACAAACACCAGATGGTTCACCCATAGAGTATGTATACCCGTTCCACGATGATCTTGCTAACTACTTAGTATTCGATATAAGAGGTAGAAGAAACAGAACTCCTGGTGTGGATAAAGGTGCTATGACTCAAGATAAGATAATTGCCCTTTATGTTCCTGATGATCTTACATCAAGTATGACAGTAGAATATACTGCAACTTCTATAGGACCAATGGCAAGAGCATTTGATCAAATAGCAAAAGCAGTTAAATCTAGAGAGAATGATTTAGTTGGCGCAGTAACAGATAACATGGACAATCTTATTGGTGGCATGGTTTCAAAAATGGCAAACTCATTCTCTGGTGGTCTAACAAACTTAAAAGCAGGTAAGGCAACAAATCCAATGGAAGAGCAAACTCTACAAGGAGTGCCGTTTAGAGAATTTTCTTTTACTTTCTCATTTCTACCAAGATCGGCCGCAGAAGCAGATCAAGTAAATCAAATAATTCATGTCTTAAGAGATTCGATGTTACCAGATACATTTAATTCAACAATTTCTAGTACACTTCAAGGCAAAAACGTAGAAGTTACTGCCGCAGATGGTTACTTTAATTATCCAAGTATCGTTGACCTTTATTTCGATGGGCCCCTTGCTTCCAAAGTTGATGGGTTTTTACCAGCAGTTATAACTGGTTGCGAAGTTAATCATACTGGTGGTCTAAAGTTCTCAACTTATGAAGATGGTCAACCCATCAAAACAGATTTAACTTTAAGTATTAGAGAGATTAGAATTATGTCTCAACAAAATTATAGAGCAATTGCCGCCCAGACTGTTGGTGGCGATTTAGAAAAAAGAGAGGCCGCTTTAGCAAAAGGAAGAAAGAATTCTATTTTAGACACAACAAGTAGTACGGGTGAAGATTTTGATGATGCTGGTGGCAGAGTAATATATTCAGAAATTCCAGATGATTAAAGGACAACACAATGGCAACTAAATTTTTCGAAAACTTTCCTAAAGTACAATACAAACTAGACGATGGTCGTATCATCTATATCAAAGATTTTTTTAGAAAATCTAAGATAGAACAAGATGCAGTCAATAGTATTATAGAATATACAAAATATGAAATACAAGATGGCGAAAGACCCGATACAGTTGCATCTAAGATATATGGTAATCCAGATCTTCATTGGACTTTTTATCTAGTAAATGATTTTGCAAACTATTACGATTGGCATATGGACAATGGTACATTTGAGAGATATATGAATGACAAATATAAAGGTCAATATCTCTTAGCAAATAACAGAACAGATGTACTAGAACAGTTATCAACAGGCGTAAATAAATTTTTACTTGGTGAAAAAGTAACACAGGGTACAAATGAAGGCCACGTTATAGAAGTCGATCCAATAGGAAAAAGAATAGCAGTCGATGTAAAAACATTCGATGCTAATTCGGCAGTGTCAACTGTAAGACAAACATCTGGTGGTCAACCAGCAATGTCATTTACACCAACAAGTGCTATTCACAGAATAGATGGTGTAATGTTTTATAGAAATTCAGAAGGAATAATTAGAAACGAATCTCTAGCAGGTTTTACACCTGTTACAATTTACGATCATGAGTTTGAGAAAAACGAGAACAATAGATCAATTAAAATAATACAACCAGCATTGGTACAATCAATAGTTAGAAGATTCGAAAAAGTAATGTTATCATGAGCAATGAGTTAACGGGCGAAATAATAGTCGACTCGGTCACAATAGTCAACCCAGAGAAAGAAGCAATAGACATAGCAAACATATGTTCTTCTATTAATATCTATGAGGGTATTGATCAGAAGTTTGTATCTGGAAGAATCAGTGTTGTAGATTCTCTAAACATCTTAGATGAATATAAATTACATGGTCAAGAATCTGTTACGATCAGATATCGTGTTAAAAGAGGAACAACTGAATTTTCTGGTGGTGTAGAACAAGTAGAAAAAACATTTAGAATCTACAAGATAGACAACATCAAAAATCATAAGATGATTACTTACTCATATGTGTTACGATTCATCGATCCAAAATACTTTTCTGTAAACAGAACTAGAATTAGTCGAGTCAAACGTGGTTCATACTCAGAAATATTATTACAAACTCTTCAGAACGATGCACAGTTTGATCAATTACCAAGTGCTGATCAAACAGACTTCTGGGAAGAATCAACACCTGGTAATAT